CCGAATACAAAAAACAATAAGCTATGTGGATAAGCGTAAAAGACAGGCTGCCGGAAAGAGGCACTGAGGTAATAATATTTACAGATGCCAAAGTAATTTTTACAGGCGAGTATTACGGTGACAAGTGGAAGTTTTATTACAAATCAGGGTTTTTAGATGCTCACTATATACCAACCCACTGGCAGCCACTCCCACCACCGCCGGAAATTAGTACCTTAGCCTAATGGGAATAAAAATAGGGTTTGACAGTTAACAAAACCTTTAAAAATTACGCCGTAACTTAGCAGAAAATCAAAACCATGAAACTTTTACTTTTACTCCTTTTGGCCCCTGTACTCTCCTACTCACAAGACGGATGGGCGCACGCATCTTTAACTCATTTATTCAGAAAAGGTTACAGTAACGAAGCATTGACAATTAACGGCGGCAAGCGGCTTGGAATGTTTGGGGTTGGCCTTAATGCTGACTTCTACATGAAGGATAAATTTGCCTCCGCTGCCTTAGATGCAAGGGTCTACATTACAAGATCAAAGCTATCTCCTTACCTGTCTATTCAACCGGGGGTTATCTTAAAGAACACAAAGGAAGAACAAGGATCGTACTCCATCGGTGCCATCGGCGGTATTGATTGGAGGCCGAATAATAAAGAAGGGGTCACTTTATTTGGAGGGTATCAGTACACTTCATTTAAGAGAGGGGAACGGGTACACTATGATAATTTTAAAATAGGTTTGGGGATATTGTTTTAAGATAGACCGGGGTAACCCCCGGTTTTTTAATGTGGAAAAGTTTCAGTATTTATTGAAAGATTTATTTTTTCAGAAGTATCTATTTTAGTAAATTAGCAATACGGAAAGGTTCGATTCGATAATATCCAATATTTATAATAGTCAGGAACTTAGAGAGTGTCTGACCAAATTCGTACCCTCATACATTCGGGATGACTTCAAACAGGAGTTATTCATCATCCTGCTAACTAAGCCCAAACATTTAATAGTTGAGTTAAGCGAGCGTAACGAGTTGGTAAAATACATCGCACGTATAATCATTAACCTTATGCGGCAGACTAACAACGTATTCCACAAGACGTACAATAATGGATTTGTAGAGATTGAACCTGAAAAGATAAAGTACTGCGAAGACCCGGAGGAGTTAGAGATAAGGAAGTTTCAGGAGGATAAGGAGGTTGAATACCTGAATAGAATTGAGGGATTGGATCAGGAATTGGGGACTTGCTACTACCGTCTTTTAACTGTGGCATACAAGGAACACGGGAGTATGAGGGAAATATCCAGACAAACGGGCATCCCGGTAATGAGTATATCAGATTCATTTAAGAAGATAAGAAAACAATTAGTAAAATGAATGAGGCTTTACTTGCAGCTTGTGGGGGTTGGGTTTGTGTTTACCCGTTAAACTTCATCCGGTTTAAGCGGAAGCCGTTTTCATGTGAAACTTGTTTAGCAGGTTGGTTTACTCTTTTGCTTTGTGTCGGACATTACCCGTGGTATCAGGTTCCTTTTTATATGTCAATGGGAATGGTCATGGCGGTATTGATAACTAAAACTATAAACAGGCTTTGAAAGTACTTTGCATATTTGACAGGTCAGGCCCGAAATACCACAGGGTATTAGTACCCACCTTCCTGATGGATGGGGTGGAAACTATTGTTAATCATTCCATAGTCGAGGAACAGTTAGCAGACATTGACATACTGTTTTTCAATCGGATGGTTTCAGGTTTACGGATTCAGGACTTAGAGGCGTACCGGGAGAAATACGGGTTTAAAATCATAATAGATTTCGATGACCATTGGCGGCTCGATCCGGGGCATTACCTGTATCACACGTACCAAGTACACCGGCTACCGGAAATGATGGAGGCTTTTATCTCTATTGCTGATGCGGTCACGGTCACTCACGAAAGACTGGCAGACGAGGTAAGACCGATAAATCCCAACGTACATATTTTACCAAATGCCATACCTAAGTGGGGGCAGTTCTTAACCAAGAAGCAAGACAGCGAAATTACCCGCTTATTTTGGGCCGGTGGGGTAACACACAGGCAGGACATTGAAATACTGAGGAACCCTGTTAAAAGGTTCACAGGTGTGCAAATGGTGATGGGTGGGTATAAGTCGGGCAATCCAGAGTATCAGGCAATGGCTTCGGCTTTTACAAACGGGGGTAAGATTAACCATGAGTTACTTGAAGTCTTACCTGTAGAGGAATACTACCATGCTTACTCAAAATGTGACATAGCGTTAATTCCTTTGGTTCCGGGTAGGTTCAATTCGTTTAAGAGTAACCTAAAGATACTGGAGGCGGCGAATATCGGATCTCCTGTAATAGTTAGCGAGGTTGATCCGTATTTAGGATTCCCGAAACGTGTAGTTAACTACGTTCAAAAGCAAAGCGATTGGTCGAGTATGGTCAGGTACTTAGTAAAGCATCCTGACAAGGCTAAAGAGCAAGGACAGGCACTAAAGGAGTACTGCGATATTCACTACAACTTTGAAAAGATAAACAAGGAACGAAAACAAATATTTGAGTATGTCACCGGAAGGACGAAAGAGATTAGAACAGTATCGGCAGGTTTATACCATTTGGATCAATGACAAGGTGTTGATTAATACGGCCTTTGCTAACGATGTTTTGGATATAATCAGGAAAGAAATAAATCCGGGTTATACTAACAATCTGTGGTGCGGGAAGTGTTGTGCTGATATGCTTGAAACGGCTTTTAGACATTTGGATTCTTTACCTAAAATTGTTGAAAATGAACTACATACACCCAACGGCGGTAATCGGCCCCAACGTGGAAATGGGAGACGGTAACTATATCGGCCCCCATTGTATCATAGGATACCCCGCTGAACATAAATCATTTTGGCCTGTTCCGTGGAAGGAAATTGGTAAAGTGCGGATAGGTGATAATAATGTGTTTGCGGGTCTTGTAACAGTTGATGCAGGAACGGAAGGAATAACAGACATTGGAAACGGTAATTGGTTCCTGAAACATTCTCACATGGGACATGATGCAAAGATGATAAATGATAATACGATTAGCTGCGGCGCAAAGATTGGCGGTCACTGTCTTATCGGGTCAGGAGTAAACTTAGGGTTAAACGCTGTTATCCACCAAAGGAAGTTAATACCCGATGGGGTAATGATTGGCATGGGTGCGGTGGTGACAAAAAAGACTGAATTACAAGTCGGTATGAAATATGCGGGGAATCCTGCAAGATTGTTAGGCGAAAATATAAAACTATGAAAGTAAACGTAATCTTCTTAGACTACCACCGGCATCAGTTCACACAAAAGGTAAAGCAGCGGAACTTTAACAACGCAGGTTATCCTTTTGACTTTATAGAGGTAGACATGAAAGGAATATCCGCAGCCATCAATAAAGGAATCCAAGCATCCCGGTCTTACGATGCAGTAGTGACAATGGCTAATGACATTCTTATGCCGGATAACTGGCTTTTACACATGGTACAGGCTGCCGAAGCCATCCCAAATACCGGAATGGTAGGGGTTCACTGTGTGGAAGGATTGGAGCCAATGACTGAGATCAAAGGGATAAAAGTCCACGTAAACTTTACCGCCTTTGGGAATGTCTTAATACCTATGCGGGCGATTAATCAGATAGGGTTCTTTAATCCTGATTACGACCCTTACGGAATGCAGGACGCTGACTATGCTTACCGTCTAAACAATACCGGACACGTTAACTACTACTTACACGGCCTGAAATCGGAACACTTAGGGCATGATGTAGGGCAGCCAAGTGAGTACCGGCAGATGAAAGATGCAGGGTTAGCAAAGGCAGGGGAAATATGGGACAGGTGGACAAAGTACTACGAAGAGACTGAGAACTATACGATTAACTTTGACGAATCAATATAATGGGTATACATAAGTACATAGAAACGCCTGAAATACTGTTAGAACTATTCGAAGAGTATAGGCTATTGACCAAAGGACGGCCAATATTAGTGCAAGACTTTGTAGGAAAGGACGGTCAAGAGGTAGACAGAAAGAAAGAACGGCCTTTAACTATGGAAGGCTTTGAAAATCACTGTGCTGCAAAAGGAGTTATCCAAGACTTAGGGCATTATTTCGCAAACACAGGCGGGAAGTACGAAAGTTTTCGCACTATCTGTTCACGTATTAGGCGGGAAATCAGGCAGGATCAAATAGAGGGAGGCATGGCCGGTATCTATAACCCATCAATAACTCAAAGGCTAAATAACCTTGTCGAGAAGGTCCAGGAGGACGGAACAAAAGAGGTTACGATCAAAGTAAAATATGATTCAAAAGGAACTGGAAATAGTATTGAGCAAGCCGCATCCGGGGCAATCGAAGGTGCTGAGTGAGGCTAAGAGGTTCAATGTCCTTTGCTGCGGTCGAAGGTGGGGTAAGTCCGCCTTGGCCGTTAATCTGTTAGCGGAGCCATCTCTGGAAGGGTTCCCGGTTGGTTACTTTGCGCCCACTTATAAACTTTTAGAGGGTACATTTGCTGAGTGTCTAAAGGCATTGGGTCCGGTTGTGTCCCGTAAGCATGAAAATCAAAAGATTGAGTTAATTACGGGTGGATCAATAGAGTTTTGGAGTTTGGATAACCCATACGCCGGTCGTTCCCGTAAGTACAAAAGGGTGATAGGGGATGAAATAGCTTTTACCCGTAACTTTTGGGAGACCTGGACGGAGGCAATGCGCCCTACCCTTACGGACTTAGAGGGCGATGGGTGGTTCTTGTCTACACCAAGAGGTAAGAATGATTTCTATAAACTGTTTATGCGGGGTAAGACCGGGGAGCCGAATTGGATGAGTTGGCAAATGAGTACTTACACGAACCCGTATATCAATCCAAGTGAGATAGATGAAGCAAAAAAAGACCTTCCCGAAATCGCCTTTAGCCAAGAGTACCTTGCAGAGTTCAATGACAACGTTGCGAATCCGTTTGGAATTGCGTATATCGCCCAATGTGTCTATCCGGCAAGTACCCTGCCCCCCGTGTGTTTCGGAATTGATTTCGCCAAGTCGCATGATTACACAGTTATCATAGGGTTGGATCAGCATGGTATGGTTTGCCACTTTGAAAGATTTCAAAAGGATTGGCGGGCAACGGTTCAGGCTGTTCTTCAACTTCCTAACGTACCGATTAAAGTAGATAGCACAGGGGTTGGAGATCCAATAGCGGAAGAACTGCAAGGGAAACGGCCAAACGTTACCGGCTTTAAGTTCTCCCAATATTCAAAGCAACAGTTGATGGAGGGTTTGGCATTAGCCATCCAACAACGTAAAATAAACTTCCCGGACGGGATAATTAAAGACGAATTAGAATCCTTCGAGTACTTATACACCAAGACAGGGGTAAAATATTCAGCACCAAATGGTATGCACGATGACTGCGTTTGTGCTTTGGCCCTTGCATGGGACTGCCACAAGTCAGGCGTAGGTCATGGAAATTACAGTTGGGCGTAAGGCTTTCTTTCTTCTATATAATCCGGCCTGTCCTATTTAGGGCGGGCTTTTTTGCGTCCGTACACTCCCCTTTTCCATACATATTCAAGTATGGTAACACTAAGCACGTTAACAGTTGGGCAGTTTCAAGCCCTTTATTCAATCCAGAAGTCAAGTCAAGACGAATTGGATAAGATGACCGATTGCATTGCAGTCTTAACAGGCAAGACGGCTGCGGAGGTAGATGATATGCCACTGAGTGAGTTTAACGCTATTTCAGCCCAAATAGCGGGGGTTTTCTCCCAACCAATGCCGGAGGCCAAAGCCAAACAGATAATCAAAGCAAACGGCAAGGAATACGGAATAACATACGAACCGGGGAAACTAAGGGCGGGTCAGTATGTCGAGTACCAGGGATTCAGTCAGGGGGACTTAGTAGAGAACCTGCACCTATTAATGGCCTCACTCTCCTACCCTGTTAAAAGGTATTGGTTTATCAAAAGGAAAGGCAAGAACGACAGCAACAACCATGAGAACGTAGCCAATGACTTTAAAGAGGCGAAGTTTATTGATGTGTATTCTGCCTGTCTTTTTTTTTGCGAAGTCTTAAAAGGTTCCATAAAGGCTTTGGAGGGCTATTTGGTAAAGCAGTTGAAGGGGGTGAAGACGGAAGCGGAGGTGAAGATATTGATGACGGATTTATTAGCCGCTTTGGATGGATTTACTCCACAAAGCAGGTTGCAGATTTCGAGGGCGTTCCGTTAGATAGTGTTTATGATTTCGGGTTGATAAGATATTTAAACGACTTAGCGTATTTGAAGGAATACGGAGAGCACCAAAAGAGGTTAAATGCCAAGTATACAAAGTAAACAGGCTTCATTGATAAATAGCGGGTTGTTATCCGGATTAGGTTCTACTGACCGTGGGGACAAACTCACATTATCAAATACGGCTAATACTTTGGTGAACATGGCTGAATCAATCATAACCGAAGCACAAAAGAACCTTAATAGTAAAGGGTCTGTGGCCACGGGGGAATTAGAGGCAAGTCTGCACGCTGAAAACATTGAGATTTCAGGCAGTTCGATGAGTATTGACATCATGATTTTAGACCGTTACAGGTTCGTAAATGACGGTGTGGCTGGGGTGGAATCAGGAACGGGTAAGTATCAATTTAAGACTAAGAAGCCATCCATCGGAATGAAGAGCGCTATCAAGTCATGGTTGCGAAAACGGGGAGCAAGGGCCATGAAGTATAAAGCCATCAGCAAGACCGAAAGAAAGGACAAGGGTATTGCCAAGATGAAAAAACAGGCAGACAGTCAGGACGGTTTGGCGTGGGCGGTGGCTACTTCGATAAAGAAGAAAGGAATTAAACCAACAAAGTTCTTTACCAAAGCCATCAGGACAACAGAGCAGAAGTTTAAAAAGGAAATAGCGGCGGGGTTCAAATTAGATATAATTGAAAGTTTAAAATAATGGCACTTAGTTTATTAACATATCCGGGAGCATACTCAGCAGTAACAAACGAGATGCTTTTTGTCGTTTCGGAAACTACCAAGACGGCAGACCCTACCACTTACCCCAATTACAAGTTCGTTCTTGATGTTTACGTGGGGGCTGATTTGGTCGGAAGATTAAAGGTAAACCCTGACCCTACTAACCTTTTTGGAATATTCGATGTGTCAAAAGTCCTGCGGTATCATGTGCCGGCTTATGGGCTTAAAGCAAACTATGCGAGTGCATCAGAGACTTATCAAATAGACCTTTCCTATCACGTAGAAATAGGGGAAGAGTACGGAGATACTACTTACACGAACTTAGTAACAGACAGTACAAGAACCTGCTATAAGACCTACGGAGAGAAGCCATACCTGAGTACGGATGTTATCAGTTCAAAGTTTGGTTTGGTTGCCTCTAATATGCCGATTGACTTAGTAGGTTACAAGGATGATAAATGGTTAATTGTCCCGATGGTAGATAATGCCACAGGTGCGGAAATCATCTACCAATGTTTGGATTCTGCGGGTACGGGTATAGGCTCGGCTACTTCGATAACTTATTCAACAGCTAACGAGGTATTACAAGTCAATTTAGGGTTTCAAAAGATTGCTACCCTGTTAGGATTGACACAGACACAGCAGAATAGTGTTTACCGGATGGTTTTCTCAGTTGATGGTACTAACGAAAGGAGCGTAGTATACGGTTCCTGCAAATACCCTACGGTGGTTTTAGCGTGGCTCAATCCTTACGGGGCGTATGAATCCTACTCATTTGGGATGGTCAGCAAGAAGTCAAAGGAACTAAGCAGAAAGGAGTTTGCGCAACTACCCTACCAAATAAACGCCTCAGGGGTTCCGTCTTATGATGCGGACGGGGTTTTGTACGGTTCTAAGCGGGTTTACAACACTTTGAGTAAGGTCAGTTTGAACATGACAAGCCATCTTCTTACAGATGATGAGTACAGTTGGTTAGCTGACTTATTCCAGAGTTCTGATGTTTATATGTATCACGAGGCTTTAGATCGGTTTATTCCGGTTACAATCGGCGATAACAATTACGAATACAGAACCTACCTAAACAGCAGGATGACCCCGTTAAACTTTACGGTACAGTTTACAGATACGTTTAATTCTCAATACCTATGACGGAGTTATTTATAGAGAATCAAAAGCTGGATATTACAGAGGAATTAGCGTATTTACTCACTTTTGCCGTTGATGATGTAAAAGACTTTGCATCCCGTAACTGTACCTTTTCAAAGACTATCGTATTACCCGGAACGGCTAAGAATAACTATTTATTTGGTCACATATTCGATGCGACTATTTCAAATCCTTACGATCCGACAAGTGATAACGTTTCTACTAACTTCAATCCGTCCGTTAGTGCTACGGCTTTAGCCTTTAATGATCGGTTACAAGTCTTTAAGGGAACTCTTAGACTGTTAGATATTATTATTGATTCAGGAAATGTAGAGTATGAGATACAGATAGTAGGGGAGTTGGGCGGCTTAGTATCGGCATTGGGTGCTAAGAAATTGGATGATTTAGATTTTTCAGCCTATAATCAAAATTGGACTGCTGCAAATGTTACCGGATCGTGGGAGAATGTCACCGGCGGCGGGGTTTACTTTGGCCTGATTGATTACGGGACAGTTTCAGCGGATAAGGTTAACTATGATATTAAAGCCTTCCGGCCTTCACTGTATGCAAGGGAGTACGTGAAAAAGATAATTGAAGGAGCGGGGTATAGTTGGCAAAGCAATCTGTTAAACACTGATCGTTTTAAAAGTCTTATTATTCCTAACAATCAACAACGGTTTCAGAATAAAACTGATTTACTTTTATACGTTTATACGACTACTGGTTATTTAGCCGGATGGCATCCCGGAGGCCCTTCATACCCGCAATATGTTGCGTATGATACATTAGATACTCTTTCATCATTTACGGCCAACTTTGATCAGAATTGGTTCACCTATACCGGAACGGATACAATAATTGCATCCTTTAACATTGAAAGTACTTTCACTTACACGGGTGCAGATACAAGGTTATATATCAGGATTAAAAAGAACGGCACAACTATTTACGATTTTGATACATTCACCCCACCAACAACTGGTTCGCATAACTTCACACGGCAGGTTTCAGACTTAGAAATAAGCATGAGTACCGGGGATGTTTTCAGACTGGATTTAGAGGTTGTGACACTATCCGGGACGGGCAATCATTCACTGACTTTAGATGAATCTATATGGTCAATTAGGACGGCCTATCCTATATGGTCAGATGTTGGGTATAATGATAGCCTTAGAATAAATGACGGCATACCTCAAAACGTTTTGCAGCGGGATTTTCTTTCATCTATTGTAAAACTCTTTAACCTTTACATTTACGAAAATACGTTAGACAGTAGAAAGCTATTCATTGAACCATATACAGACTTTTACGATCTGAACGTTTCCGGGGTTAATGACTGGAATTATAAAGTAGACAGGTCAAAGGTTATGCGTTTTACACCAATGGGGGAGCTGAATAGTAGATATTACGGTTTCCGGTTTAAACAGGATAGCGATTATTACAATGACCGGTATCAAAAAACCTATAATGAAACTTACGGGAATTATACATACGATTCTCAATTTGAGTTTTCCAATGATAATACTGATATAGATTTAATCTTTTCGCCTTCCGTCTTAGTAGGCTATCCGGGATTGGATAAAGTTGTAACTACTATATTTAAACTTAATAGCGGTATTGAGGAAAACACGGCATCCAATATCCGTATCCTGCAAGCTAAGAAAGTTACTGGGGTAAGTGCCTGGAGTATTAAAAACGGGGTAACAACTGTTTTGAGCGGCCTCACTTCATACGGTTATTGCGGACACTATAACGACCCGGATGCTCCCGGTAACGATATACACTTTGGAGTACCTAAGGAACTTTATTTTACCCTCACTTCCGGGGCGGTGAATGTGACACAATTCAATGTGTACTGGAGCCCGTATTTGGCTGAAATAACGGATAAAGATAGTAAGTTGCTAACGTGTTACATAAAGCTAAATAGTAGTGATATTCACAATTTAGATTTTTCAAAGTTGGTTTACATTGATGGCAGCTATTGGAGAATTAACAAAATAGAGGACTGGAATTTAAACGAGCCAGATATATGTAAGGCTGAATTGTTGAAAGTTATAAATACGTTCTATTAATGGCAACTAGAACACCCGTTTATTTAGATTTTGCTGAAGGTAGAATGATAGAAGTCCCTTCAACAGACACCATCCCGACAAGTAACGTGCAATTACCTATCGGGTATGTGGTAGCGAATACAACCAATACAGACCCGGCTACTGAGTTAGGTTACGGGTATTGGGTTTCATTAGGCAGTCAAACAATAGGAGCAACAACGGTTTATTATTATGAAAATTCAATAGCACCATAATGGCAGATTCAGTAATTGGCGTACGGTTAGAGGCAGATGCCAGTCAGGCGATAACCTCAATGAAGGATTTTAAGACCCAACTAAGGGAGGCGCAACAGGATGTAGTAAAGTTATCGGAAAAGTTCGGGGCTACCTCTAAAGAGGCTATGGCTGCGGCTAAACGTGCTGCGGAACTAAAGGATGCCATCGGGGATGCTAAGAGTTTAGTAGATGCCTTTAACCCGGATCAAAAGTTTCGGGCGTTGTCTCAGTCTCTCGGTGGTGTCTTGGGTGGTTTTACTGCACTTACCGGGGCTATGGGTTTACTTGGGGTGGAAAGCGAGGACACTCAAAAGATGCTTTTGAAAGTTCAATCTGCTATGGCTTTAAGTCAGGGATTGAATCAGGTTGGTGATGCCATACAGTCCTTTAAGAATCTTGGGGCCATGATTCAGGCTACATCTGTTTTCCAAAAGGCAAACAATGTAGTTACCACTATGGCAGTAGCTATCCAAAAGGCTTTTGGTGTTTCAGTTGTTGGTACAGGTACAGCTTTTAACGTCTTGAAGGGTGCGATTGCTGCGAGTGGAATAGGACTTTTGGTTGTTGGATTGGCTGCTGCCGCCGATGCTTTAGGGGTGTTTAGTTCGAGTTCAGATGATGCTGCCGATGCTCAAAGTAAACTGAATGATGAGATTGAGAAAGTAAACAGCAGTTTAGGTGCGCAAACAAGGTTCTACAACAGACGGGCAAAAGAAGAATTAGCCGCAGCAAAGGCAGCCGGTAAGACCCCCAAAGAAATATTTGCTATTGAGCAAAAGTACAGGGAGTTAGATATTGATGCTAAGACAGAACACTATAACAAATTAGCCGGTCTTGACGAACAGGCAGCGGCAAAGGCATTAGCAGATTTAAAGGATGCTCAGTCAGAAAAAAGAATAGCTGAATTAAACTATCAGGCGAGTTTAAGAAATCAGAGGTCATCAGGTGGCGTCGGCATAAAGAAACCAGACGAGGCAGTAAAATCTATTGATGCACTTAGTCCAGAAGATTCTATTGCTGTATCGAGTGCAGAGGCTAAGAATAAAATGATCCTTGATTTAAGGAAAGACTTAAATGCTGACCTTGATATTGAGGAGTCTAATAATTCAAACATTGTAAAGTTTTGGGCAGACAAAAGGATGGCAGAAGCCAAACTTGAAGCGGAAGCCAAAATTAAATACGCTGAATTAGAGGCACAGGCAAAGGTAAATGCAGCACAAAATACAGGTAATGCCCTGAGTGCTTTATCAGACTTGGTAGGTAAAGAAACGGCAGTAGGTAAGGTTACCGCTATTGCATCGGCAACTATTAACACATACTTGGCAGCAACACAGGCATTAAAAGCTAATTACGGAGTAGGCCCATTTGCACAAGTGGCAAGGGTGGCGGCTGTAATATCTACTATTGCACTCGGTATAAAACAAGTTAAAGAGATTGTAAAGGTAAAGGTTCCGGGAGGCGGCGGAGGCGGTTCCGTTCCTTCTATGCAGTCGTTTTCATCTTCTACTCCTGTACAACCACAGGCGGCAGGTGCCACACGTACCACATTAGATCAGCAGCAACTTAATCAGATAGGCAATGCAACCGTAAGGGCATACGTCACGGAGTATGATATAACGAATAACCAAGAAAGAATTAGGAGATTAAATCGTGCGGCCCGTCTCTAAACCGTACTGAAATAAGTCCATTACATATCAGGGTATGGATAAACTCCCTGTTTTTGAAATGGTCATTAACCCGGAAGAAACTTCAGATGTAGAGGTTTCTTTTGTGGCATTAGTGGATAAACCTGCCATTGAACGCAATTTCATGGCTTTTAATGATGCCCGTTTAAACTTCGCAGTTAACGAAGAACAAAGGGTAATAAGCGGCCCCGCAATGGTATCGGACCAACTGATTTACCGCAGGGATGAGAACGGGGAGTATAACGTATTCTTTTCCGCCGCTACTATCAAGGACATTGCTTTGAAGTTCTTCAAGAAAGACTACCACAAGAACTTAAATCTATTTCACGACCCTTCCCTATCTCTGGAAGGAGTTACCATTTTCGAATCATTTGTTAGTGATGCAAGCCGGGGAATCATGCCAATGAAAGGCTTTGAGGACTTACCGGACGGCTCATGGTTTATTTCCGCAAAGGTGGAAAATGACCAAGTATGGGAGAAAGTAAAATCCGGTGCGGTTAAAGGGTTTTCGGTTGAAGGTATTTTCTCATTCATGAAGAAGAACCAGCTAAACCGTACACACTTTGATTCAGAACATATTGAGGAAAGAACATTTATGGCAGATATAAAAGAAATGTGGAAAGCATTTAAAGACAAGTTTGCCGGAGAGGTTAATCCAATCCCTCCCGCTGCACCTGCTCCCGCTAAATTGTCCACCGATGTAACATTGATGGACGGGACTATTGCACAGGTTGATAAATTGGAAGTCGGCGGAATTATGATGCTCGGCGAAGCCCCTGCCCCGGAAGGTGAGTATGAAGCTCAGGACGGATCAAAGATTAAAGTTGGTATGGGCGGTGTGATTGAAGCAATAGAACCCGGTACACCTGCTACCCCCGAAGCGCCTGCGGCCCCTGATTTTTCAGAGCAGTTTAAGGCTTACGATGAAAAGTTGACTGCTTACGAAAGCAAGTTTACGGAGCATATCAACGCTTATAACGCCATGTCTCAGGAGTTCGCTCAAACTAAAGACCAATTAAAACAACTGGTTGCATTGGTAGGCCAACTGATCGAAACGCCAACCGCTGAAACAGTAACCGGAAATAAGACCGGATTTAGCACACAAAAGACTGAAACTAAGGAACAAAAACGCAAAGAGCTTGCTCAATTATTCGCAAAATTTAAAAACAAATAACGATGGGATTTACAGTTTCTTCATTAACCAACTACGTTAACGAGCAATCCAAAGAATTACTCGTGGCTTTGCAGTTCGAGGCAGAAACTGCATCCTTCGCAAACGTACAAACAGGTGTAAAAAGTTCTGCCGCATTGCAGATTTTAACCAATAGCCCCGTCCCTCAAGACGGTTCAAGCTGCGGTTTTAACGCATCCGGCGATTCTACTTTCACCCAAAGAACGCTTTCAACTTCTGCTATTAAATATCAGGATTCACTTTGCCCCCGTACATTGGAGACTAAGTGGACACAAATCATGCTGAAGAAAGGACAGAATTATGATGATTCTGCAAGTCCTGAAATCCTGCGTGCAATCCTTGATGATGTTACAAAACAAATCAAACGCCGTCAGGAAACAGCCGATTGGCAGGGTAATACCTCCAGTGGTTCCGCTTACCTGAATCGTTATGACGGTCTGATTAAGACTATCGCAGCCGCTACAACCGGAGCAACCGCTACCGCAGTAGCAGGGCCGGTAACTACCTCTAACGTGCGTACAATCGTGCAGAACGTGGTAGCCGCAATCGGTACACTGCCTACTTTGGTTGGTGATCCTAATGTAAAAATCTTTGTCGGTTATGATTTCGCTGAACTTTACCGTCAGAAAATCTTTGCCGATAACCTGTATCATGTAAATGGTCAGGGAGATCAAAAAGGTATGATGGCCGAGGGTTCAGTACATGAGATCGTTCCTGTTCACGGTTTGGATGGTCTGCTTTCTTCAAGTGGTGCCGCTGCTCCTTTTGTTTTCGCTTTTGATCCTGACCGCCAACTTTATCTCGGTGTTGACATGGAAGGTGAAGACGAACAGGCTAAAGTATGGTACAGCGAAGATGATGACCTTGTAAAATATTCCTTCCGTTTCCGTAGAGGTTGGCAGATTGCTTTCCCTGCTGAGATTGTTGAATACGGTAACTCTTAATTAACGGGGCTTCGGCCCCTTTAAACTCTTTATACATGGCTTGTGCATTGACGCAATCTTATACTTTGGACTGCCGGGATTCGGTAGGGGGTATTAAGTCGCTTTACATTATTGAACACGATAACGTTTCCGGTATTACGGAATCATCCGGCACAGTTACGGCAATCGCCAAAGCTAACGCAGGACGGTTTTATAAATACAATCTGGAAAGAAACACGGGAATGGCCGAAGAAGCCTTTACCGATAACCGTGAGAACGGGACAACTTTCTATGCTCAATCTATTTCTTTTGTCCTCAATAAAATGCAGGTAGCATGGAGAAATGAGATCAGTCTTATTGCTCAAAACAGATTGCTTGTGGTTGTAGAGGACAAGAACGGTGCGTATTGGCTTTACGGACGGGTTAACGGCCTTATGCGGGACGGAGGTAAGGCAGGAACAGGAACGGCCGCCGGTGACCGTAACGGGTACGAAATTACCCTTACAGGTGAAGAAGGAAATATGGCCTATGCGGTATCAAGTGGAATTATCGCAGCATTAACGACAGCTTAGTTTTCATGTTTGGTTTTAGTAGGCCGCCTCAGTAGGGCGGCTTTTTTTATTGGTAAACCCTTAGTGAGCCGTACAAAAATCATCCACGGTCATATTAAGAAGATGGTAAGATTGACGCTCGGTGAAACTGAACAGTACATAGTATTAACCCTGACTGAAAAGAGGACGTTAGGCGAAGGGTATTACCTGTTCGTTTTTACCAACGGTACAACTCAGGACACGGTAACGAAGATATTAGCCTTTACGGATGATGTGTCTTCTTACCCTAACAGATACAATAAGTTCCTGATTGAAACTAACACTTTATTCGGAACGTACCTGCCGGGGCAATGGTCTTATCAGGTGTACCAACAGGAAGGGAATAGTAATGTAGACCCGACCGGATTAGTAGAATTGGAAAGGGGGCTTTTAGAGGTTCTCCCGGCTACTGAATACACGATAGATAAATACGAATTGGCCACAACTTACAAGGCATACAATGGGTAACATATCAGATAATATAATCTTCTTAGGCTTTGCGGATAACAAAATCCCGGAGTTTAAAGAAGTGAAGTCCAAAGATTGGATCATGTACGGGGAAAAGAACGACTTCCCGGAACACTTGTTATATCTCTATAATAAGAGTTCAAACCACAACGCAATCATTAACGGTAAAACGACTTACATATACGGTAAAGGGTTCCCCAATGGTGCGGTTCCCGTTAATCCTGCCGGTGAGACTTTTAACAAGGTGGTGCGTAAGTTTATCAATGATATAGAATTATTCGGCGGCGGTCGTATTGAGGTGCTTTGGGAAATGGGAGGCAAACCGCAGTTAAGGCACATTCCCTTTCAGAGACTAAGACGGGCGAAAGAAGATAATGGATATTGGTACTGTAAAGATTGGACTAAGAGAGGGTGGAATAGCGAGAATGAGCCGGTATTTATTCCTGACTTCGATATAAACAAGAAAGAAGGCGTACAGGTTTTAGCCTATAACGAATACCGTCCGGGGGCTGATGTTTACCCTCTCCCCGGTTACTTCGGCGCATTGAACGACATTGAAACTGATGTAGAGATTTCTAAGTATAATCTGTCAGTCATTAAGAACGGAATGTTTTCGTCTAAAATGATTGTATTCAATAACGGGGAGCCTACAAAAGAGATCAAACAGCAGATTGAAAAGGACTTTAAAAAGAAGTTCGCAGGTAGCGAGAATAGCGGAAACTTCATGTTAGTATTTAATACTGACCCTGCTAAAGCCCCTATCGTTAACGACCTTTCTACAACTGATTTAGATAAACTTTTCGATCAGTTAAATAAAACCACACAGGGGGAAATCTTTTCCGGTCACTTGGTTACATCCCCGATGCTTTTTGGTATTCGTACTGAAGGGCAATTAGGTGGAAGAAGTGAATTAGTAGAGGCTTACGAGATCTTCAAGAACACTTACATAAACGACAAACAACAAGCTATTGAAGAAGTAGCCAACGTTTTACTGCCTTTAATCGGACAAACACAATCTAAAATAGAAGCAGTCGAGCCAATTTCCGATAGGCTGAATCCTACTGACTTCGTGGATATACTGCCGCAGGAATGGGTATTTGAAAAGTTAGGCATTGATCCGGACAAGTACCAACCTGCGGACAGTGTTCCTATTGCTCAGGGTGTAAATGAGAACCTGAAAAACCTTTCCGGACGGCAGATGCAGCAACTC